GTTGGAACGAACAGAAGCAAAGGGACGGAGAATGTCGTTCATTACAGTTCCTACATCTCGAGGGTCTCGAATTGTAAGACCAGCAGCCCGGACAAAAGGAATCATACGGAATCTAGACGAGAAATAAGTCGAGTTTCCAACCAGGAACCTCGACGAATAAGACGTCTTCTTCTCATTCAAATGAAACCCAATCCGGGATGCCTCTCTTTTGTAAATTTCCACCCATTTTAACGGCGCCTGCACGATGAGATCATCACCGTTTATTAACTTAGGCACCTCCCCTACACCAGCCAACTTATCAACCCATCGAGCCGCAATATAATTCTGTAGACAAAGGAGGGGGAACGAGACCAAGTTTCCCATCAATTGACCTACAACAGGTTCAATGGTTGTATTCGTGAAGGCGATGAGAGGGCGGAGTGAACGACGGGCCTCCGAAAGGAGGGGAATGGCAGAGGGAGATGAAAACCGTGCAATCGAATCGATTATCGCCTCAGATATTTCTATCCGGAGATTATCAGTGGCTGCAGTGAAATCGGCAGACAAGTAATCACCACCGGGAGTAAACCCGGCTGAGATTAAAGACTTGTGTCGAAGATCACCACGAAGCAGCCACTTATGTTTCGACAATCGATCATAAATAACGGTATGCACGGGCTTCAAGAGCAAATAAGACGGATGATTCTTGACGAGGGGACGAGGCTTTCCGGGCGCATTGGCCACCATAAAAGATGGCCGATGAAGCACCTCCGGCTTCTCCAAACTATTCAAATAGTCCCCCCTCCGCCCCATCCAGGATGAGTAACTACCCCCTTCAGACCGAGTTGCCTCGGTAGTTGAAGAAAAAGGGGGTGTAACTCGTCTGGCGTGACGCTCTATCTCACTCTTTCGAATGCCCTTAGGGAAGATTTCATGAACAACTTCCCCAACAAATTCCAAATAACCTTCAGGAAGAAGGTCACTTTTCTTTTGTGTGAGTCGTCCAATCAACTCCTCTTCCAAGCCACCCTCCATGCAATCGCAACACTGAGGCCACGACTTAGGAATGGAGGATATTGAAGCGGCAAAAGAAAGAGCATAAAGCTCGTCCACGCCCTGTATGGAGTTTCCGGCCAAACAGGACACCAAATCAACATTGAGAGATTTTTTTACGCTCGCCGTGTAATCGCCACACTTGCCGTCAATCGGAAGTGGCTTTACACCTGAGGCGAGACCGTAGAAGCTCTCGATGAAGGAAACCGCACGTTTGGTAGCAGTGCGGACGCTGTGTTGGAACGCTTTACAGCGTTCAGATGCAGGATAAACTGCGGTCTCTGACGGAAGAATCATCAGGGAGCGTAAGTACTACCAGGGCAGCGCTTGCGCGTCCAATCTCAG